CCGGCTGCGCGCTCGTGTCTGACGCCGCCGGCACCGTCGTCTCGCGCGAGCAGGCCGGCTGGCTGATGCGCACCGGCGCGACCGTCGTACCCTGAAGCAAGCCGATCCCAGCGATCCTGAGAACGAACGTCGCAGCACTGATTCCGGAGGACGTCAGATGAGCAAAGTCGATGTGGTGTTGGTCAACGCGACCGGCGACGACATACGCGTCGGGGCTGGTCCGACGCTGATCGAAGTACCAGCCGGCTCCAGTATCGAGGCGCAGCTCGAGGACACAAGCGCCGAGGCATACGGTCTGCTGGTGCAGGGTGTCGCGCTCGTGCCGGCACAGTTCACCGTCGAGGAGTTGACGCTCGTCGAGCCGCTGCTCCAGGAGGACCCAGAACCAGAACCCGAAGCCGAGCCGGAAGGCGACGAGGCTCCCGCCGAGCAGCCAGCGGAAACGCCGCCTGCTCCCGCCACCGAGCCGGCCGAAGTCGCCTAGAAGGTCAAGCACGATGCTCGAGACGGCGTGGCGGGTCCCGCTCGCCGGCAGCGGGGGGGCGGGGACCCCTTCGCGACGTGGCGCTAACCATCGGCAACGCCGACGCGAACCCAAGCGCGATTTTGGCGCGATTGCCGGGATGGCGACCATCCTGGGGCGATAATCAGCCCTGATGCGCGGTCCAAAGCCAAAATCGGTTGAGCAGCGCCGGCTTGAGGGCGGCCGCGACGTCACGCACCGCTCGCTGCCGGAACCGATGCTCGTTGCTGGCCGTCCCGATCACGAGCTCGACGAGCCGCCGGCCGGATTGCCGCTCGAGGCGAGGCGCTACTGGCGTCAGACGGTCGCGCGTCTGGTCGAAGTCGGGATGATCGACCTGGTCGACGAGGCGGCGCTGCGAATGTTGTCGATGCAATATGCGCGCTGGGTGAAGGCGGGTCGGGCGATCGCGAAGGAGGGCATGTTCACGTTCGGGTCGCGTGGCCAGCCGCGCGAGCATCCGGCGGTGCGGATCGAGCGCGACGCGACCGTGTTGTATCTGCGTGCCGCGGAGCAGTTCGGTCTGACGCCGGTCGCGCGAACGCGACTCGGGCTCGCGGAGTTGCATCGTCGCAGCCTGCACGCGGAGATGGACCGGGCGCTGAACGACGAGCCGGCGATCGACGGCGAGGCGGTGGACGATGGCGACGTCGGTCTCCCAGGCGCGGCGTAGCGAAGGCGCGCGCGTCCGGCGCTTCGGCGAGAACTTCATCGTTCAGACGAAGGGTCGCTGGGCCGGCAAGCCGCTTGTGCATGAGCGCTGGCAGCGTCAGTTCCTCGACGAGCTGTTTCTGCTCGACGCCGACGGCCGGCGGGTCTACAAGGAGGCGCTGCTGGGGATCGCGCGGAAGGCCGGGAAGAGCACCCTTGGCGCCGAGCTCGCGCTGTACGGGCTGCTCGGAACGCCAGAGTTCTCACCCGAGGTGTACGCGGCCGCCGCGAGCCGCGACCAGGCGCGCGTCGTCTTCAACCAGTCAAAAGACTTCGTCGAGGCGTCACCGAAGCTGCAGGATTGGCTTGTGCCGCAACGCAACGTCATCACCTGCAAGTCGAACAAAGGGATCTACCGCGTGCTGTCCAGCGACGCCGGCTTGCAGTACGGACTGAACCCGTCGATGGTCGTGATCGACGAGCTTTGGGCGCACGAGAGCGCGGAGCTCTACTACGCGCTCACGACCGGGCAGCTCGCGCGCGAAGCGCCGCTCGTCGTGTCGATCACAACCGCCGGCTATGACCGCTCGAGCATCTGCTTCGACCTGTACGAACGCGGCCGGAAGCTGCGCGACGAGGGCGGGATCGAGGCGATGCGCGCAGAGGGCTTTCTCCTTTGGTGGTACGAATTGGACTCGACGGTCGACTACTTGGATCCGGCCGGCTGGAAGCAGGCGAACCCGTCGTCGTGGATCACGGTCGAGGCGCTCGCACGCGAGCAGCGGCGGCTACCGGAAGCGGTCTTCCGTCGCCTGCATCTGAACCAGTGGACAGAGACCGAGAACGCATGGATCCGTCCGCATGAATGGGACGCGTGCCGCGGACAGCCGCTGTTCGACCCGACGCAGCCGAGCTGGATCGCGGTCGACGTCGGCATCCGCCGCGACTCGGCCGCGATCACGTGGGGGCAGTGGCACGACGAGCGGCTGCACGTCGGACAGGAGATCCTGGTGCCGGCGCAGGAGGGCGAGACGTTCGGCGTCGCCGACGTTCGCGGTCGCGTCGCGGCGCGTGCGCTCGAGCATTCGCAGCTGCGGGAGATCGCGTTCGACCCGTGGCAGTTCCTGGAGTCGGCGGAGATCCTGCAGGAACGCGGGCTGCCGCTGGTCGAGTTTCCGCAAACGTCGGCGCGGATGGCGCCGGCGTCGGAGACGCTGTACGAGCTGATCGTCGAGCGTCGGCTCGTGCATGACGGCGACCCGACGATGAAGGAGCAGGTTCTTGCGGCGGTGATCTCGCCGACCGAGCGCGGCGGCTGGCGAATCTCGAAACGGCGGTCGCTGGAGAAGATCGACGGCGCCGTGTCGCTGGCGATGTGCGCGGACCGAGCGGTCACGATGCGTAACGTGAAGCCGCCGCGGCGGACCGTGTACATCAGCTAAGTCCTGCGCGTTTGCGACACTTACGGGCGTGCCGCCGACCAGCGCGTCCGATTGGCTGCAGTATTTGGAGCCAAAGCTCGATCAGCAGATCGCGGACGTCGCCGAGCCGGGCGCCTACTACAACGGGCGGCAGCGGCTCCAGATGGCGACGCAGAAGTTCCGCGAGGCGTTCGCGCGCTACTACTCGCCGCTCGCGAACAACTGGATGCGGATCGTCGTTGACGCGCCCGTGTCGCGAATGGAGATCCAGGGCTTCCGGTTCGACGTCGACACGGCGAAGCTGTCCTGGGAGCTCGACGCCGACCGCGACGCCTGGGACATGTGGCAGGCGAACGGCTTCGACGCGGTCTCGCGGATGGTTCACATCGACGCGTGCAAGCTCGGGATCTCATACGTGCTGGTCGCGCCGCCGGACGAAGCCGATCCGTATAACAGCGCGCCGATCATGACCGGCGAGCATCCGAGTCAATGTTTCGTCTTCAACGACCCGACGCGGCCGGCGAAACGGCTCGCGGCGCTCAAACGCTGGGCTGACGATTGGGACAACCACGCCTACGCGATCGTCTACCTGCCGGGCTCGATCACGACGTTCCGCTCGACGAAGCCGATCGTTCAGAGCTCGACCAGCTCAGAGCAGCAGATCGTGATTTACGACTCGACCGGGCAGCCGATTCCGTCGAGCATGAACAAACTGTCGTGGCAGCCGGTCTCGAGCGCGCCGAATCCGATCGGTGTCGTGCCGATCGTCGCGATCGTCAACAACCCGGACCTGCTCGACGGCGGTTGTAGCGATCTCGACACCGCCGTGCCGATTCAGGACGCAGTCAACAAGCTCTGTCTCGATATGCAGGTTTCCTCCGAGTTCCACGCCTACCCGCAGCGGTGGGCGACGGGCTGGGAACGTGCCGTCGACGACCAGGGTCGGGAGTTGAGCGCACGCGAGGTCGAGCTTGCGATGTCGGCGACGCGGCTGGTTCGCGCCACGTCGACGGAGACGAAGTTCGGGGCCTGGAGCCCCGGGGACGTGAACAACTACATCCTGCCGATCGAGTTATACATCGACCATTTGGCGGCGCAGACGCAAACGCCGGTCTACTACCTGAAGGGCAAGCTTGCGAATTTGAGCGCCGACGCGATGCACGCCGCCGATCAGGGGCTCGTCGACCGCGTCAAGGGCAAGATTCTGGCCTATTCCGACCCTTGGGAAGAGGTCATGCGGACCGCTTTTCTGGCCGTCAACGACCAGCGTCGCGGGCATGCGCAGTCAGCCGAGGTGATTTGGGCTGATCCCGAGTCGAAATCGCTCGCGGTGCTCGTCAACGCGGCCGTTCAGATGCGCTCGGCGCTGTCGGTGCCGATCGAAATGGCGTGGCAGATCCTCGGCTGGTCGCCGCAGCAGATCCGCCAAGCGCGCGACCTGATGGGACTGCCTCCAGGCGGCGTCAAGGGCGCTGCGACGCCGCCGCCGGCCGTTTTGGGGCCAAATGGGCAGCCGGTCGACCCGGCCGCGCATGCGACGCAGCAGAATCAGCCGCCGGGGCAGCAGGGCAAGTTCCCGGCGAGCGTCGTCGGCACGCCGCCCGCCAGCCAGGTCTTCTAAGGCCGTCTAAGGTGCCCGCTGGCGTCCGCGATGGGTAGGCTGTCTGGTCCCGACAGGCGGCCGTGGCGCTCCCCACGCGGCGTCAGAGCGTCGTTTGCGCTACGGCCGCCGCTTGACGTGGCGCTATGATCGCCCGCGAGCTCGACGCTTACCCTTTCAGTACGTGGCAGATCCACAGCAGCCGGACGACGTAGACGACGAGGCCCTCGGCGGCACTCGCGAGCAGGACGACGACCAGCAAGCGGACGATCAGGTAGATCCTGAGATCCGCAAGCTTCGCGCCGAGGCCAAACGACTCCGGCTCGAACGTAACGAGCTGCGAGACCGTAACAAGCAGTACGAGGACCGTGACAAGACCGAGCAGCAACGGCAAGCCGAGGAGGTCGCCGCCGCCAGCAGACGCGCGGACGACGCCGAACGCGAGCTTCAGCGCTACAAGGTTGCGGCGGAGCTCGGGATCCCGCAACACGCGGGACGGCTGCGGGGCACGACGCGCGAAGAACTGGTCGAGGACGCCAGAGCGTTGCAACGAGAGTTCGGACTCGACGGCACACAGCCGGACGAGCGCGCGGACTTCGGCAGCGGCGTGCGGCGTCCCGTTCAGCGGCCAAAGACGATGAACGACATTCTTCGTCAAGCCGCCGGACGCTAACCCGTTAGCGACTGACATAGGAGTGCCAAATGTCCGAGGCGGAAGCCGCGGCAGCTGTCGAGACCGAATCCGTCGAGGAGGCGGAGGCGCGCGGCTATCGAGGCAAAGCGGATGAGCGCGACCGCAGCGAGTATGCGCTCACGACCGGGCCCGAGTCGCCGGACACGCTCCGCGTGACGCTCGAGGCTAAAAAGGCGGAGATCGACGAGCAGCTCGCCGAACTCGAGGAACGCGCAAAGGCGAAGGCGGAGTCCGTCAAGGCGCGCGCGGGGCAGGCGAAGTCGACTGCGCAGGAGCATCGCGCCGAGCGGCAGTCCGCGCGGAGGGAGAGCTAAGCAATGGCGTACAACAATCAGCTTTCGCGCACCGACATTGCGCCACTCATTCCCGAGGACGTGCTCGAATCGTTCCTCGTGGATCTGACTGACACGTCGGTTGCGTTGACCGCGTTTCGCAAAGTGCCAGTGGCACAGTCACAGACCAGATTCCCGATTCTGAGTGCACTTCCGATCGCATACTGGGTCGCGGGTGACACAGGTCTGAAACAGACGACGGAAATGGCGTGGGGTAACAAGTTCCTGAACGTCGAAGAGCTCGCGGCGATCGCGCCAATTCCCGAACGTGTCATGGACGATCTGAACGAAGGCGGTGTTGGCGGCGGCATTGACATCTGGTCGGAGATCCAGCCGACGATCGTCGCTGAAATGGCACGCGTGATCGACCAGGCGATCTTCTTCGGTGTCAACGCGCCGGCGAGCTTCCCGCAGAACGTCCTCGCGGCATGTCAGGCGGTGCTTCCGACCGCGAACACGCACACCGAAGGTGCGGCGCAGGCCGCCGGCGGGATCCAGGACGACATCGACCAGTGCTACGGACAGCTCGAACCGCAGGGCTTCGAGCCGGACCGGATCATCGCCGCGCGCACGCTTCGCAGCAAGCTGCGTCGTGCGCGTACGACGATCGGCGAACGGCTCGAGGGACTGAACCCGGACCTGACCGAGTATCTAGGCATTCCGATCTCGCATCCGATGCGCGGAATGTGGCCGACGGCGACCGGCGGTGTCTCGCCGGAGGCGTTCATCGGCGAGTTTGAAACCCAGTTCGTCGTCGGGATCCGCAAGGACATCACGATCAAGATGCTCGACCAGGCGGTGATTCAGGACAACACCGGCGCGATCGTCTACAACCTTGCGCAGCAGGACATGGTCGCGGCGCGGTTCACGATGCGAGTTGGCTGGCAGGTCGCGAACACGATCACCTGGGATCAGCCGGACCCGACCAAGCGCTATCCGGTATCGGCGCTGATGCTGGCTTAGCAAGGAGGCTACGAGCGGCCCGGGGGCTCCAGGCACCTTCCGGGCCGCTCCGAACCGGGAACTACCTCGCGCTCATGGATCCCTATCAGCCACCGCTCTACGGACACGCGCTCAATCAGGACGAGCTCGACCGGATGCTGCTCTGGCGCCGGCAGCGCACGCAACGCGCCGCGTACCGCTCGCTCGTGCAACAGTCACTACTTGGCAGTCAGACTGCGCGGATGATGTTGCGTGACAAGTTCCAGCCGTGGGCCGACTACTTCCTTGATCGGTCATTGCCGGCGCAGCCGGACGATCCCGAGACCGAGCCGATCTCCAATCAGGACCTGAACTGGTGAGCGTCGGTCAGCTTCCATATCCGGAGCAGATCTCGTTCCCGCCCGTCGACGTGTCGAAGGTGACGCCGACGGTCGCCGACGTCGCGCTGCTCGAGCACACGCGCACGCTCGACACCGGCAGCAACGAGCTCGGAGCGTTCACGTCCGACACGCGCCCGACCGACACCGAAGTGCAAGCGCTGATCGCGCAGGCGGTCACGATCGTCTTGGCGCCACTGCCGGACTACTTCCAGGAATCGCTGTACGACCGTGTGCGGCAAGCGGTCGCGCTGCAAACAGCGCTGCTGATCGAAAGCTCGTTCTATCGCGAGCAGGCGAACACGGGCACGATCGTCGCGCTCGGACAGGCACTGTCGGGAATGCTGAGCGCGATCGAGGCGGACGCCGGCGGTGCGCGCTCGTCGGCGCGCGTCGACTCGATCGTGCTGCGCTCAACGATCGCCGAATACGACCCGTACTATCCGCTGCCGCCGCCGCCAGTCGTTGGCGGCTCGATCTACGCGGCGCTGCCGTCGACGCCGCCGAGCGGCCCGCCGCAGATCAACTCGATCAGTCCGACCTCGTCGTCGCTGTCGAGCCGTGTCAACGTGACCGTCACGGCAAGCGGTCAGAACCTGGTCGTGACCGCGGACTTGGTCGCGTTTCTCGTCGACTCGACCGGCGCGCTGCTGCCGTCGATGGCGATCGCCGATCCGAGCGGCAACGGTTCGATGCTGGCGGTCACGTTCCCGCCGCCGCCGGCGACAACCGCGCTCGGCGCCGGCGTCTTTCATCTGCTGAAAGGCGGCACGCCGTACGGACCCGACATGGCATGGGACTGGATCGCATGATCGAGCTGATCGGCGCCGAGAAGACGCAGCGCGACCTCGGTGGGGTCGTGTCCCGGCTCGGGAACCTGACGCCCGTATGGCCGACCGAGACGAAGGTGATGGAAGCGAACGAGGAGTCGGTGTTCGCCGCGCTCGGCGGTCGCTACGTGCAAACCGGCGCGGTTCGTGGCTCGCTCACCGGCGAGGGTCCCGGTGCGGTCCGTCGCGTCGAGGGCGACCGGCTCGAGTTCGGAACCTCGATCTACTACGCGCGCTACCTGACCGAGAAGATCGGGCCGGCGACACCGGCCGGCGGGATGAAACGCCCGCCGCCGTCCGCGGTCCTGAAGCTCGAGCCCGAGGCGGCGCAGCTCGCCGCCCGGAAGATGATGGACCACGTCCTCGGCGGCACGCAATGAGCGCGACAGTCGGGATCGCGAACTGGGGGCCGCTCGTCATCGGCAGCGACGTCGACGACGCGCTGATCTCAACGCTGCGGACATGGATGCCGACATACCTGCGCCGGATTCACGACGACCGCAGCATGACATTCATGCCGGCGCTGCCGCGCAGCTACACGAACGCGTTCGAGGCACAGGAGTTTCTCGACAATCAGCTGCCGGCGATCGTCGTCACGACCGTGTCATTGCAGGCGACGCTCGGCGGCGCCAACTATCCGTATCAGGGCGCATGGACGGCGCTCGTGGCGTGCGTGGTTCGCGGCAAACGACCAGCCGCGACCCGGTTCCTCGCACATCTGTACACGGGCGTTGTTCAGCAGGTCGTATTGCAGCAGGCGAGGGGCGGAGCGCTCGCGAACGTGCATCTCATGAGCGCGCGCCCGTTTCCGGTCCCCGACGCGACCGGGCAGGGCAGATATCTGCTGGCGGGAGAATCGACGTTCTCGGTCAAGACCGACGAGATCGTGCAGGCGTTCGACGGGCCGGACGTTCCCGACGCCGACACCTATCTGG